GCAGGTAAGAAGTACATCGGTACAGGATACATCAGAATGACCGATGAGGGACTCTGGTACGAAGCACAACTGGACATGGCAGACGAGTACGGCAAGATGGTTGCCAAGCTTTGCAAGCAAGGCAAGATGGGCTTTTCCTCTGGTGCTGCCGCTCATATGGTTGAGCGTAAGAGCATGGGCGGTGCTTCCGAAATCATTCGGTGGCCTATCGCTGAGGCAAGCATTACCCCGACACCAGCCGAATATCGCAACTCGGTAAAAAGCCTTGAGGAGTACTACGGCATGGGCGAGATGGATGACATGGAAGAAGAGATGGTCATGGCTCCTATGCCTGAGCAATCAGCCGCCGAGTATGCCGCTGAGATATTCAAGGAAGCCGAAGGCGAACTTATCCACGAAGGGCTAGAAGCCTACTGGGATGCGCTCTCCGGAGCCATGGAAGTTATCGAAAGCCAAGATATGGCAGATGCCTTGATTGATGCTTTCGCAGAACGTGCAAAGGGCTTGTATGCCATGCACGGTGCTAAATGTATTCACCCTGCATCCTTGCGGGGTGTGGAACGTCGGCTGCGGGATGCAGTCGGTCTATCACGGTCAAGCGCAAAGCGTTTGGCTCCAGTAGTCTGGGAATCTCTGCGGGATGCAGACCAGCCGGAAGAGCAGCCGTCCATCGTAGTCGAGGCGAAAGCCCATGATAATGACGAGCGGGCAGAACTGCTTGCTCGTCTGGAGTTGCTAACACAACTATGAACATCGAACAACTTACCGCCAAGCGCGAAGGCATCCTTGCCACAGCTCGCGAACTGGCATCCGGAAACGGTGACCTTGCACAGGTCAAGTCCCTGATGGTTGAAGCCAAGGACATCGAAGAGCGCATTGAGACCATCAAATCTCTTGGTGCTACCGCTCCTGTCGTTACCCCTGCGGTAGACGCAAAGCCATGGAAGGGCGGCATCAACGTCCAGAAGAATCCATTTGCTGGATCCACTGACGAGCGCAACGAAAAGGCTTATGTCTTTGGTCAGTTTGCTCGCCACCTCGCTGGTGTAAAGTCTGCAACCAAGTGGCTGTCCGAGCATGGACACATGAAGGCACAGACCGAAGGCACACCATCTGCTGGTGGATATACGGTTCCTGAAATCGTTTCCAGTGACCTTATCTGGTTGCGTGAGCAGTATGGCGTTGCTCGTCGCAACTCCCGCATCTACCCGATGTCCTCGGATACGCTCTTGGTTCCTTCCGCTACTGCATCGACCACGGTCTACTATGCATCGGAAGCAACAGCAATCACGGCATCTGACATCACCTTTGGTCAGGTATCCCTCTCCGCTAAGAAACTTGCAGTCCTCACGATTGCATCCAAGGAACTTGGCGAAGATACGGTCATTGACCTCGGTGCAGCTCTTGCCCGTGACATGGCATACGCCATCGCTAAGGAAGAGGACAATGCCTGTTTCAACGGTGACGGTTCCGGTACTTACGGAAGCATCACAGGTATCCTTCAGGCTGTTTACGGCTTGAACGCTACCAAGGCTAACATCGCTGGTGTAGTTGTTGGTGCAGCACTTTCCGGTGCTAACTTCTCCAACTTCACATTGGCTAACTTCCAAGCGATGGTTGCAAAGCTTCCTACCTACGCAGACAACGCCAAGTGGTATATGCACAAGGATCTTTTCTTCAATGGCGTGGCTGATAAGCTCATCGCACTTGGTGGAAACGCCATCCTCGACATCCAGAACGCTTACACCCAAGCACCTACCCTGTTCGGTTATCCAATCGAGTGGGTACAGAATATGCCTAAGTCCCCAGCTGCAACAACCCCTGTTGCAATCCTTGGCGACCTGACAAAGGGTGTTGCTTTTGGTGACCGTCGTGCAATGACCGTAGAGGTCAGTGACCAAGTCAAGTTCGTTGAGGACGCTTTGACATACAAGGCTACCGAGCGGTTCGCATTCAATGCGCATGACGTTGGAAACGTCAGCGGTACGGCTTCTGCCCGTGTACCTGGTTCGCTCATCGTTCTCGCAACAAGCAACGCTTCCTAAGCGTAGCCCCTTCAATGAAGACCCTCAGCAGACGTGCTGGGGGTCTTTTGTTTTCAATGCGTGGTCAGGGTCAAAGACCCTATGTGGGATACTTAGCGCATGATGACCAGAGCCGAGGCAATCGCGCAAGTTAGTCTTTTCTGCGATGCCACATCCTACCCACAGCTCTCCACTACCGAGATTGGTAGTGCGTTAGACATCTACTCCCGCTTCAGCACATGGACAGCGGCAACCACTTACGCTGTCGGTGACCGTGTAGTGCCTACAACGCCCAATGGGCGGGTTTATGAGGCACGGGTGGCTGGTACTTCATCCAGCACACAACCAGAGTTTCCAGCCTATCCAGCGGCACAATACAAAGGCTGGTCAATCCAAGACGGGACATCCGATCCGGTACTGACTTGGGTAGACATGGGCAGTATCAATGTTGAAAGATACGATGTCCGAACCGTAGCCCGTCAGATGTGGATGGTCAAAGCATCCCGCGTGGTCGCTGAGATTGATGCCAAAGAAGGCGCATCCGATGTCAAGCTAAGTCAACTCAAAAGCCACTGCCTAGAGATGGCTGATAAGTATCGCCCATTGGTGGTTGTATGAGCCCGCTTCTACGTCAGACCATACAGGCAGGCATGGTTCGTAACCTTTGCCAAGACCGTGTAGAGGTTCACCGCTTCACGCTCACCGAAGATGGTCGCGGCGGTGCTACTGAGACATGGCGCAAGGTTGCCGAATATCCTGCACGGGTTACCAACCAAAGCGACACAGAATCTATAGTTGGTGGGGCGATACAGCCATCAGCGCAATGGACACTCATAGTGGCCGTTGCAGCTGATGTCATGCCTCAAGACCGGGTCTACCTAGTCGGTGATGATTCCAGATACTTTGATGTCATCGGAACAGACTTTGGACAGACCGAACTTTTAGTACAGCACTGTGGACTAGTGGAGCGGGTGGCATAATGGGCGCATCAGAATGGACAACCATAGGTTTAGCGGCAGTGACCGGGATTATCAGCCTGCTTGCCTACATCATCAAGTTCTTGCATCGCATGGACAAACGTGGAGCCGTTGACACCGCTAAGATTGAAGACCACGGTGAGCGTATTGGTAGGCTTGAAACTGTAACAGGTGAAATGCGTACAAGCATCACCAAACTGGAGGCGAAACGATGAACGGAATAAGTATTAGCAGGCTGGTCGTGGTTGTCTTGATCGCCTTTGTCGCGTCCTTTAGCACGGTCTTTGGTGATGGCGTTCGTACCGCTGAAGCCAAGGACATCGCCGAGCTTGGCGCAGTGATGGCACTGTACGGGAGCAAGGCTGTAGCGGCTGGTGTCACTGCTGCGATGAGTGCTGCGCTGGGCTTCTTGACGATGCCGTTCAAGGGTGTGCAGGCTAACTCGTTGAAGGTGGGCAAATGAACTTTGTAAACTTCTCGGTAGTCAAGGAACCAGAACCATCCACCGACTGGCGCATCTTTGGTGATATCACCGACAGCGACAATAACATCATCGGCACATACGGTGTTGATGGCACTTCATTATTTACGTGGTGGCTTCAACAACCTGAAGAAGTTCAGCGGGGTTTTGTCCTTCAGATGTCTTACATCATTGCACAGGAACTAGTTGGTACTAACTGATGGCAACTTACTATGTCCGCACTGACGGAAACGATGGAAACGCTGGCACTGGCTCGTCATCTGCACAAGCGTGGAAGACCATACAGAAGGCACTTGGAGCCACAGGTATAGGTTCCGGTGATACGCTTTACATCGCTCCCGGCGTGTATCGTGAGGCTGTCACAATCGGCGGTACTTACTCCACAACGACCTACATTACGGGTGACCCAACGGGTTCTCAGTTCTCTGGTGTATCGGCTGGTGAAGTGCGCATAACTGGCTTTTCAGCTGACACGTCAAGCACGTCTATCGGTACTCCAATAACCGCTACAAGTAAAAACAACTTGTACTGGTCAAGTATCTTTTTTCAGAATCAGGTTCGTGTTGTTAATGCAACTACGTGTAATAACTGGACATTTGAAAAATGTTATATGCAATCTATTCGAGCAACTGGAGCCACAGCAGCGGCTGGTTCCACAATCTCAATGTCAACTGCGGCAGGAACTGCACTAGGTTTGACCTGCACTAAATGTATTTTTGATTCAGCATTCTGCTTTTTCCTTACTATTCCAAAACACACTGCTACTTATGATTCAGGCATGACGTGGACTGATTGCCTTTTTAATGTGCCTAATAACATTGTATATCCAGCGGCCATATACACTTTCCCCGGTGCTGGTACATCTTTCCCAACCGGTGGTGTTGTTACAAACTGTACTTTCATTGGTGGTTCTACGACATTTGGTGTAATCGTGCATGAGTATGGATGGAATACAACTACTCCATTTGCTGTTAAAAACTGCTTGTATTTAAACGCTGGCATATTTTTACAAACGGCTACTTCTGGGTCAATGGTTGAAACATACAACCGATATCCGAATGCTACACTAACCGGTGTTACTGCATCTGGAACATCATCGTCTGCGGGTATATACGGTACTAATTTGGGATACTCCACGCTCGTTGGTCTCCCTGCTGTTTACGCTTATGGCTCAACGCTTGGAAGTGTAAATGCTGGCTTTGGTGTATCGTCTGGCGCACCTGCTACTGATATGTTTGGTGTAACGTGGACTGGTGCTACACCTGACGCTGGAGCAGTCACGTACCGTAATCTCTCAAGCATCACTGCCTACATCCCAACAGAGCGCAACGCAAGCACCATTACAATCGCTCCCGGCTCCACGTCACAAAGCATCGAACTGTACCTTGGTGCTACAGGTCTCACAGCCTCCACATCTGGTCTCACAGCCCGCTACAACCGCACAAGGACTGCAAGCGTATCTATCCCTCTAGTATCCCGTACAATCGCACAGGCGTGGACTGCTGGTGGCTTTGCCGAGGTTGATGCAACCAACATGCCGGGGGTCTACAGATTGGACTTGCCTGATGCTGCGCTTGCGGCTGGTGCTGACGATGTCACTGTAGTGGTCAGAGGTGCAAGCGG